GTGGCATGATCTCGGTTGCAACGTCAGTAACGGTCAGGGTGTTACGGATACGCCCGTAGTGGTAGCCGCCGATTTTACGGCTGTTGCCGGTGTTGTAGCCAGTCGGGGCGCTGCTGTTGGCATCGGCGCGGATAGTGCCGTCGGTGCATGCATAGATGTAATAATCAGTGCCTATAGTGTGGCTGGGCATGGTGATTGCGGTTGCGGTGGCAAACGATACCATGGTGGTGGCGACAAGCACAGATGTTCCCGCCTTGACTGACAGCGTTGCAGCGGCGGTTTTGGTGAAGGCGACAGCGGCAAAGTCGAGCTTGAAGAATGCATAGGGGTCGTCAACCAAAGTAGGCAACTGCCCGCTGGGCACCTTACCGTCACTGCCCAGGGTAGCCAGGCCATAGGCAGCGCCAACCGATGCTGAAAGCTTGCCTTTATCCACCCACGCATTATCTGCAGCGTTGCGCTGTTTAAGTAAGTCGTTCGCCGTATCCGCCCAGAACATAAACGGATAGGTCACGCCTGGTTCGGTTGCCCCACTGCTATTGCTTACAGCCGCCTGCAACGCGGCATTGATTGCCGCCCGCATGGTGGGGCCGGTGTTGGCGTCCAGCGTGGTAATATCAAAATCGTGCTGACTCATGGTGCTGCCTCCTTAATATCCTACTGATTGCCAATCTATGGTACGGGCCACACCAGACCCTGTATTCAGAATCTGCATGGTGAAGCCCGATGTCGTGATGTTGGTGATTTTTTCCGTGTCCCCGCTGGTCGCTCCGATAATAGTGGTCCTGACTATAGGTGGTACCATGTAGGGGGTAGAAAAATTGATAGGGGTGCCGCCGGAAGCAATAGCCACTCCCTGACCGCGCTCTGCCCTGTCCGGCATATCAACAGCCACAGCAAAGGACGAAACCTGTGGTACGTTTGTTGGAATGGTGGTTGCCAGTTTCAGGCGGAACTGCAACGACATTGCGGTGTAGTCACCGGCTACAAACGGCATCCAGTCACCCCAGTTGCTGCCGTCTAGGCTGGTGCGGATCTGTGGCTGGACGCTTACGCCAGGAACAACAGAGCCGTCAAAGTTTGCTACTGCGTCAAAGTCCTGCACTGAATCAAAGAGTGACGAGGTATCGACCGCTGCATACTCTACCTGCACAGCACAGCGGGAGGTTTGCACCGTGCCAAGATCAACCTGTTCTGCCATGGCATAGTAACCCTCTGGCCGGGCTCCACCATAGGTGTCAATATTGGCCCAGGCATCCCAATCGGCCAGATCATCAACCAGGCCAGCCATATCAAGATACAGTTTGCCGTCCAGCTCATAGCAGCTGGTTTTGCTGCCAGGCCACGTTGCGCCGTCATCAGCAACGGCAATAGCGTTGTAATTTGCAAGACTGGGTATGGTGGTAATAACGCTTGCAGCTACAAGGCTTTCACGTAGCCCAGTGTCTATGGCCTTTACCAGGTAAATGCCGTCAAGCGCGGCTGGTATGGTTAAGGTGGTTGAAAAGGCGGTTCCCATGTCAAGAGCGTTTTCCCAGGCTGATGCAGGGTTATTGCTGAACCGCACTGAGTAGTTGAGCAGATCAACATCAGCCACGGCGTCCCAGGAGAGGATCAGTCCGCCGTATGATGTTGCCGAGGCGCGCAGGTTTATAACGTTTGCGGGGGGGGCGGTTTTGCCAAGGATGGCGGTGGTTTTGGTGGCTGGGGCTGACTTGGAGCCAAGCGAATTATAAGCCACTACAGAAAAAGTATGCACACCCTCTGAAACATCCATAAGGCTGATGCTGGTTGTATTTGATTGCCCGGCATATAAACCATCAATATAAATCTGGTATTTAGACACGTTGGCGTCTGATTGATACCACGACAAGTCAACCTGCGTTGTGTATCCGACACCAACAGACAGCGCTTTAAGTGTTTCTGATAAAATTAAGTTGGTGGGTGTTGATATTGTCCATGGGTCTGGCAGATTGGTTAAATCAGGTACCGGCAGACTAGCCAAATCATCTGGGTTTATGTCGTATATAGCCTCGTTTTCAACCGTAAGTTGCAAACTGATCCCGCCGGTTGGTGCTATGCTTACGTTTTCCACCCGGCAGAGCAGGTTTTCCCATCCCATGATCGTGTTGTTAAGGTACACACATATATTGGGCTGCAATCTTAAAGCCTTTAGGTTGCACGGGTGGCTGATGCTGGTTGCATTGCGGCTGCGCTCTATGGCTATCCTGCCCAGGCGCTGGGCCATATACTGGCTGTTCGTGAAACCAAGCTGCAGATCTGTTGTCAGCTCTTCCTGATCTTCGCTGACATAATCGGCTATCTGCACAATCGGGAAATCAGTCTGGGCATAGTGGTCAGCAGGGTTAATCCATGTGCCCTTTGCTGTGTTGATCAGATTGTTTTTATTGCTGCCAGCCTTAAATCCTATGGCGCCGTTTAACCAGCTTTCATCTATGGTTAAAATTTCCCCTGCATAGGGCTTGCCGATGTTTATTTTCCATGTGCCCTGGCTATAAAGCGGGGTAGCATCCATACAGTTAAGGATCTGCACCAGCATTGAGGCCGGGGTGCTGTCTATGTTCAGGACACCGTTGCAGGTATACCGCTTTTCTGTTCCGGTTGGCGTGTCCACCAGCTCATCACAATAATTTGCAGCCTCAATAATGCTAGCAACATCAACCTCACCTACCTCACAGCCCATTCCGCCAGCCGTTACAGGTGACATCATATAGTGATAGGCACACAGGGCCGGATTGTCGCTGAAATAGGTGGTTGTGGTGCGGGGGTCATATATTTTTGCACCCTGCAGCACGACCTTTGGAATTGGCAGACCAGATAAAAAAGCGTCCTCGTTGTAGGTCAGACGCAGATAAATATATGAGCACCCGTTTAACACATGCGAGCTGGTCCACAATCCACCAGCTGCAGCCACCATTGATGCACAGGCGGTTGTTTGGTTGCCATCGTAAAATTCATAGGCCGCGCAGCCACTAAACACAGGATCAGTGATCAGCTTGTCATCCAGATATATCTGGGTATATCCTGTGACCGGATGGCCGGAAAGAGTGACAATCATGTGCAGCGTTTCAAAACTTCCGCCATTGGTGCAGGGATAGGTAAGCTGGCCTGATACTTTAACGGTGCCAAACACTATCCGGCGCGGCGTGTCTGCAGAGTTGATCATCGCCTCACGATCCCGCCGCATATCAGGCACCAGCAGGTGTTTGATAACCCGCCAGTCGTCTTTCATCATGCTGGGATAATCCCACGGCGCAGAAAATGCGTAATCTGCCGGAGAGTTCAGGCCGATCATGTTTGCCAGAGGCGTCCCAATCGGGTCCAGCAGTGACATTGGATCACCAAAACCCGGCGCTATGAAATCAATGGCATCACCCATTACAGCCTCACCATGTAAACTTCAGCGTATTTTTCAAAACTGCCTCGCTTGTGGAGCAGATTAAATACCCGTTGCCGTTTACCCTCTTCAACATTACTGCTGGTTATCTGTAGCGCGGTGCATCTGGCCGCCGCTGCCCACCTCTTTCCAGCATCAATAAGTGGCCGCGTGTGCGAAAAATCCCTTAAATAGAAGCATTTTTCAGTCGCGACACCCAAAATAGCCACCAGAGCCAGCACACCAGCCACACAACCATTTTCAACCAAAACCAATACTACCGCATGGTTCATGTCCAGAAGAGCTGTCAAATTAGCTACAGTTCTATCAACATTTACCGGAGGCAAACCAAACGATTCATTGTCTGTTTTTTGTGCCATCTCATCCAGCAGCGGACGGATCAGCTCTATATCCTGTATGCTTTCTGCCGCGAGCACATGCATGATTAATCCCTTGGGTCCGGCAGGAAGGCTGCGCGGGGCCAGATCAGTTTCCGCTGTGAGAGTTGCGGGATAAATTCAAATCCCTTATCACCTGGGAATAGTTTTTGCTGGTCGGCATCAGTGTAACGCAGCACCCGCTGACGTTGCCAATCCGACAAGCGGCTTTTTAAGGTGATGGATACCGATGCTTTTTTCCCGATTGTGGCGTTAATATCATCAACGCTGCCCTTAAACAGCAGGAACGGGCTGGCCACAAATGGTCGGTCCTGATCGTCCAGAAAGGTGCAATGTATATATGCCTTGCGGTTGATGTACGGTTCTTGCTGAATCAGGCTGACCACCTCTGGCTTTAGTCCGCACACTTCAATTGATAGTGATTGGCTTTTGACGCCGGGCTGTTCATTCACCGTGCTGATGTTACCTATCATGCCAAGGCCGCGATACAACACAGCGTCCAGTGCAATATCACCATACCCGCTGTGCCAGGCCACGGTTCCGCCATCAAATTCAATACGGGCAAAATAGATTCGCCTGACATTGGCAGCCTGGGCTGCTGTTTGTATGGCAGCGTCAAGAGTTCTCATACCAGCGCCTCTTCACAGGATAATGACAGTGCGTAAATCTTGCCTGGTTGTACCTGCGCGCGGGCTTGCTGATCATCTGACAGCATCATTATGCAGGATGGGTTACTGGTTATTATTGCCGCATTATCGGCAGGGCTGGTGCGTAGTGGCGGAACAAAGTTCAGGGTAGCGTTTCCGCCTGAATCAGTATTTACGTCTGCGGTGATAAGTTTCAGCTCGTCACCAACCTGAAAATAATCACCAGCCAGCAGCCATCCGGTACAGCTAGCGGTACAACCATCAATCAGTAGTTGTGATCCGGTTTGATCCGCCCCCTTTACTAAAGGAGTCCCGCCAACAACGCCAAACGGCGTGCAGTGGTCAAACGGGGTAAAATAAAACCTCCCCGATCTCCCCCGTAAGGAAGTAACAAACGCCCACAGCCTGCGTGCATCAGTGCCAACCCTATTGGCAAAAGTCATAGTGGCCACCCACTTGTCACCAGGCAGGGCGCTGGTCTGGACAGCACCGTTCAGTTCAGAGGTAAAAAACTGCGTGTTGGCCTGCAGTGCCAGATCAAGTGCGTTTGGTATAATGCCTGCTGGAATGGATAGTATTGACATTACGCCCCCTGGAACGCGCCATCACGCATGGCAGACTTAACTGCAGCAACAGACATCTGCATTAATGATGGGGCCGCCCGCATAATCTCTGCGCGGGTTGTTTCTGCAACGCCGGTGCTGATCTGGAATACCTGCGTGGTGTTGATAGGCGTGCCACCAGATCGGCTAGTGTTGGGCGTTATCCAGCCCGACTGGCTGGGGGTGAATATCTCTGGCCGCCTTTCGCCCACCAGATAGGATTGACCGGCAAGCACTGGGCCGCCAAATTCTCTGCCATCGTACTGGGTTGCAGATATTTGAGCGATCTGTGCCGTGCCGGTTGCTATGACTGCCGCCATCTCCGCTATACCAGCAGCCATACCCCAGCCGCCGGTTGACGCGGTAATACCGGCAAACGCTGCCATTCCAGCAGAAAACATCTGGATTGTCGCTGAGGCTATAGCCAGCTTTTTCCCGGCTTCGAACTGTTCCTTATTGCCCTTCATCATGATAGATCCGATTTTTCCCAGACTGTCACCGATGGAGGCAATATTTTGAGCATCTATCTGTTTTTTCTGTGCGGCATACTGTTCATCAATAGCCGACAGTCGATCAGTAAAATATTGGTGTTCAGATAGTTGTTGAGCATCAAGGTTTGAAAGTTCTTCCAGCTCTGCTTTTTTTGCCTGGATTATGGCGCTCTCTCTTGTGTAATCAATATCAAGTGATTGATACGGGTCAGGTTGGTTCTGCCACATACCAAGCGTGTTATTTTTAATGCTGCCCAGGTCATACTGTTGTTGGGCCTGCTGGGTCTTTAGCTGTGCATTTTCTTTGATCATCCGCTGTTCATAGGCATAACGGTCTTTCAGATCGGCAGCTTCAGCTTTGCGCCAGGCCTCTGATTCCATATGCTTATATTTGTACTGTTCACGCTCTTCTGCTGCTTCAGCTTTATGCCAGGCGTCAGCCTCTTTTTTCATGTATTGGAATTGTTCACGCTCTTCTGCCGCCTCGGCCTTGCGCCAGGCAGCGGCCTCTTTTTGGGCGGCCTTGATGGCCTTTTCACTTAAAGGTTGTCCGGCCTGCATCTTAGACCGCAACGCCTGTGCTGCTTTTTCCGCTGCGGTGTAGTCGCTGCCCTGCAGTGTGTTCTTTTTCATGATGTCTGCAATGGCAGACTCTTCAGCAGCCTTTGACATGGCTTTGTAATTGGCCATGTTTTTGATCTTTTCTTCAAACGTGCCGCCTGCAGAGGTGTGACTCATGCGATCCCACAGCCCGGCAGCTTTTACTGACAGGATCTGGACGCCGCCGATAAACTCCTGCACCTTTTGGACGATAGGCACCATGGCCTTTGCAATGTCGGTCAGAGCTGGAATTAACGCAGCACCAGCGGCAGCCTTGGCATCAAACATGGCATTGTTCATCCGGTTCAGTTCGGCTGCGGCTGATTTAGCGCCTTCAGTGGCAGCCACGCCATAAGTCTTGTTCAGCTGCTCGGCCAGTTTGGGCAGCAGGTCACTGGCAACCACCTCTCCCTTTTGCAACATCTTGTCCAGCTCTGCAGTGCTGACACCCATAGCATCAGCAGCCAGTTTGAAGGCACCAGGCAGACGTTCACCAAGTTGTCCTCGCAGTTCTTCAGCCTGTACTTTTCCTTTACTGATCATCTGCTGCAGGGCATTAAAAACACCGCTGGTTTCATCAGCAGACAGGCCCAGGGCAGTGGTAGCGCCTGAAACCGCTTCAAATACCTTACGGCCTTGCTCACCCTCCATGCTGGTTCCGCGCATGGCAGCGGTGAATTTGCCGTAACTTTGGGCTGAGTCTACAAAAGAGAGTCCCATCTTTTCAGACAGGTCGCGGATATATTCGAACTCTCTACCACCCAGACTGGCTGATCCGGTAGCGGCATTGAAGAGCTTGTTGAGCTTTTCAAGTTGCAGACCAGCTCCCAGCATGTCCTTGGTAAGCGCGGCAACGCCAACCAGGCTGATAGCCCCGGCCATGCTGGTTATGGCTGAGTTAATCTCAGTAAACCGGCGGCTGGTTTTATCAACCTGATTATTGAGGTCTGTCATTTTGCGCTGGATCTTATCAAACGCGCCGGACGCCTCATCACTGGCTGCTATTCTTATTTGGAGTTTGTTGTCAGCCATGGGTCACCCAAAAATAGTTGCAAGTTTTTCTTCCAATTCTTCCGGTGGTTCTGATGGTTCAGGCTGATCAATAAAGTTCATAAAATCGCCTGGTGCATACGGGTCTGGCTTTTGCTTGCTGTCTCTGTTGATGTTTGCTTGCAGTGCCATCTGCTGGCCATGCCGCAATTCGCTGCGGTATTCCCCAAATGGTTCAAGTGCTCCGTAGGCCATCCATCCGGCAAGTTGACTACTGGTTAAACAGGCCAGCAGGTGGTCGGGGCTTGGGTAGCCCAGCGCAAGGGTTAGTCGGTACACAAACAGTGCCCTTGGCCGGGCCTTTAGTTTTTTATATCTGTTTCCTGTGCGGTGCCTGACAGACCGTTAATGTCCATGGCAGCAGTCAGAAGCCTGCCGAATATCTGCGGCCTGAACCGGGCCAGCTGGCCAGCTTCATCATCAGAAAAGAGGCGGTTGCCATTATCATCAACCAGGCAACGGACCACCAGAGAAGGGCCAAAGGTCGACATCTTTAACATGCCGTCTTCTGTCTGGTTGGTCTTGTCATTAAACAGGCTGAATGAATCTGCAGCCCCCAGCTCGCTGATGATGACCTGACCACCATCAACATCAACCAGCTGGGTTTTAAGCCTGCCCATACTCAGCAGATCCAGTTTCTGCAAGGTTGCCATTGGTTACCCCTTATGCTTTGGTTACGCTGCCGCTGATTTTAAGGGTGATGCTGCCGGACTGAACGCCATCAACCGATGCTTTCGGTATGGTGGGGAAGTTCTTAACCAGCGCGTTAAAGGTGTAGGTGGTGCCCTGTGGGGTGGTGATCTTGTAGCTTTTAATTGTGCTGCCTTCAAAGGCTGTGCGTGCGGCACTTTGGCCAGCATCGGTGGGCAGGTAGTTGATCTCCACCGTTACATCGCCGGAATCCTGCAGGCCGGGGAGGAACTCCTTGCCGGTGCTATCCAGATCCGTTACGTCAATTTCATTGACCGATGCACCGCCGGCTGAAACATCTTTGCACTCGCCAACCTTTGCCCAGGTTACCGGGGTTGCAGTTCCTCCGCTGGTGTAGGTAGTGAACAGCCGCGAATCAATATCAACAACAAAGGTGTTGGTGCCAGCATCCATAACGGTTGCAGTAAGTGTGTTGATTTCTGTCATGCCGACAACAGAGGCGAAGGTTACCCGATCACCCTTAACCAGCCCGTGGGCGGTGGAGCTTACTTCTGCCTTAAATGCTTTGGTGATGGCAGTAACGGTTTTTGCGCCGGAAGTGCCGGAGCCGATATGCAGGGTGGT